ATGTACTTTGCTAACTTTCGTGACGCCATGGAAGTAGTAGAGTTAGCCGCCATGAGCGACACAAATCCGACCCCAGAAGAGGCGGCAGCTTATGAGGCTTGGCTAGAAAACGAGTATGAACCGGGCGAAGGTATCGAAGGTTTCGGCACGGGTCGGCCCGATGAGGCTTCCTAAGGTCTCACCGGGACCGAACCGTTGGCCGCGCATGACGCCGGGCAACTACCCCCAGCACACGGCCCCGCCTGTCACATACTTCGTCAAGCTGCAAGCTTGTCAACGGTCACTGCCCATAGGGATCAGTCGTTGATTTACTTGCGCGCCGGGCATGATTGCCCGACACGTTTGGCAGGTGCACCCCGGCTTAGCTAATGGCCGTTTCACCCCTTGGAGAGTTTGACTACCAGGGTGCCCATACCACTGCCGCGCAGTTCAAAAAACCGCTCGGCCCACCCGGCGAACCGGGTGTAAACCTATGCGCTACAGCGCTCTAACCCTGTAGCGGTTGAGAACGCAAAGCTCCCATGTCGTCCAGCCGTCAACGGTCTGGTAGGAGGTTGAGAACGGTCCCATTGTGCGATCTGTGACGGTTTGCGTTGGATCGGTGAGCCGCCGTGCCGCAGCGGTCAGGATCACGGCCCGGATATCGTCGCTATCCGGTTCCCCCGCCGTGAACCCAACCCCACGGGTGTAGCTCGCGGCCAGCGCCGAGACAATCTGTAGGACTGCCCCGGCCTGGTCTGCGTTGATTTCCCGGCCCATGAACGCCGCCAGATCATCTGCTGTCGGCGCTGCCATCGCTTAGGCCTCGGTTAGCAGCGTGACGGCCTTAGCCTGCAACAGGCCTACGTCGTAACGGGTGACAACACGGATACCCACGCTGTCGTAGTCGCCCCACGTCTGATCCAGAATCTTGACCTCGGCGTCTAGATCGCGGGCCACGGCCACCTTGGAAAAGTCCACCAGGGCAACGCGATTCTTCGTCGATACCGCAGGAATGTTATCGGTGATGATCACCGGCAACCCGAACAGCCGGAACGCTGATCCGTCCTGAATGGTGGACGGGTCGAAAATGTACCGGGCATCGCTCGTGCCAACCTTCAGCTTGCGCAGCTTGGCGAAACTGGCTGCGGTCATCACCCAATGCGTTGGGCTGACGTGATTGCCCTGCGCCGTCGCCATGCCATCAATGAGGCTGTCAGCGTCGGTCAAGTCCAGCGTGCCGGTAGCGATACCCGACTGCCGGAAAATGCCCTTGATCGTGTTCGACGTGCCCGCGCCGTCCCACAGTGCTGCGTCCAGCGCCTCGGCAACGTTGGTGACAAGCGTCGTCTTAAGCGTTGCGTCGAGAGCCACAACAGACTGCCGCGCCATCTCGTTAGAGAAACGGACCAGCACCTTAAGGCTCTTCAGCGTGGACGGCAGCAACGTGACCTCATCAAAGCTCACGTCACCATCGGTGATCTGCGCGCCCTCACCGACAAAGCCAGCCGTAACACCGGACGCGACGCGCGGAATGCGCAACTGGTCGCTGGTGTCGAAAACCTGCGGACCCGCCGCCAGAAACGTTGATTCCTGCGCGAGCGGATTAACGAGAATATCCGCAACCTGCGACTGCAATAGAGTGGTATTACCACTAGTGACTTCAATAGCCATATTAAGTTATTCCTTATTCGATTTTGAGTTTCAGTTATTACCCGCCACCAGGGCGGGGTGAAAATATTTAGCGCGCCAGGCGCCTAGCGGACACCCTTTAGCATTTCCAGCAGATTCACACCGCCATCAGCTCCGCCGCGATTGCCCTGACCCGCGTCACCCCTAACGGCACGCTTAGCCATGTAAGGCCGATCGACCAACAGCGCATCAAGCGCCGCCTTCAGCTGCTCCTCGTCATCCAAATGCGTGGCGTCATAGGCCAGATCACCAGCATTTTCGAGTCGATTCGTGGCTGTCACTAGAGCCGCGTGCAGCCTGCGCGCCAGCTTGTCGGCCTGGTCTTCAGCGACCTTGGCACGATTGCGGTAGTCGGCGTTCTCTTTGCGAAGGTCTTCCACGTAGGAACGCGGAAAGGTATCGCCGTCAGTTGGCTTATCCGTATCGCCTAGCTGCGCGCCTGGCGCATCATCGGGCTTGTCCACGGTGCCGGGATTAGTCTCGGTCGTTTCGTCAACCTGCGGGGCTCCTAGCCCCGAAATTACGCCGCTCATGCCGCTTCCTTCATAAATTCACTGACACCTTTTCTGAATTGGGCATCAGCCGAGAATTGTGAGTTGTATTCCATGAGGGCCGGGTCTGCCTTGGCGTGAGACTCCGATTGCATTTCGTTGTAGATCTCGTCTCGAATCGCCAAAATCCGATCATCGGAATAGCCCAACCGGCGAAGCGCCTCGCTCTTGGAGATCGCGTTCAGCGTCAACAGCTTGCTAACCGCGTCGGCTTCAGCAGCGACAGATGCGCTCGACGGGTCACGCCACTGCACCTTGACCGTCACCAAATCAACGTCAACGTGATCACGGATAGCGACCATCAGCCGCGCAACCTGTTCCCAGCCGCGACCAAACACCGCCTGGCGCTGCTCAGCACGCGCAGTTAAAGCGCTTTCACTCGCGCGAATAGCCTCTGAGCTACTCGGGTTCTCGGTGGTAATCCCGACCATATGGGCCGGTAGAGCACTCACGGCCATGATCTGCTGTAGCCAGATGCGAGTAGCCGCCTCGTAGCCCGCAAGGTCTGCGCCGGGAAGCTGCCCGAACTTCGCTTGGTCGCTCTCAGCCAGCATGGCCCGGTTGCCTTCGGGGATCGGATTAACCGTCTCCATCACGGGATTGCCGTTGCCGTCGAGCACCGGGTTACCGTCAGCGTCGAGCTTAGGAACCTCTACCAGCTCGATACCCGTAGCCCAGCGCCGAGGCCGCGCCGTGAACTCTTGAGCCACAGCAAGACCGGCAAGGGTCGCATTCAACCCGTCGCATAGCGGAATCAAGTCGTCTAGCTCAGAGCGTCCACACCCGAGGATGCGCGCCGCATTGCAAAAGTCGACAACCGGCACAACGCCAAGCGGATTGGGCAACGTCTCGACAAGCCCGAATGCTGACGTAGCCGCGCCAGCAGTGTTCGCGCGCCACCGCTCGATCCGGTCTGGCAAGTACACCATTGCAAATGTCTGCGTCTTGGTCCGCCAGCGCTTAACGGCGCTTTGGACCTCCCGCGTGGCCGGGTCTTTAATGACCGCGACCTGCTGCGGACTTTCAACAGTTACCAGCGGTGAGCCACCAGGCTTAGCCCAACAGATCGCGTAAGAGTCACCGAAAGTTAGTGCCTCCCGGTGCAACACGGTGCTCAGCTGATCCAGGTCGTTCGCTAGCCAGTCGTCCCACACATCAGCCCCGCGAAACCCAGTAACCACCAGGCGTTCCGCGAGCGAGGTAACGGCAAGGCCGGGAATGTTCGAGACGATGCGATTCAGCGCCGGTAGCGCAATCCGCGCCTCCGGGCTCAAGTAAGCGAGCGCCTGCCGACCAGACGCATACCGGTCCAGCTCCGCATAGCGGTGCTGCGGCCCGTCCAAAGCCTGTAGAAGCTCGACCAACAAATCGGAACTCATATATTCAGTTGTCTTTCTCCACGCCTAAGCTGCGAACGACACCGTTCGCCTACGCGGTTTCTGTTGTGAGGCAAGCCAAGTCGCCCGAGAGTGCGCCATCATCAACGCCGTAGCTAAGTCAATCTTCGGCGCGTGCCTAGACCGAGACGCCTTAGCAAGCCTTAACCCGTGATCCGTCTCCAGGACTGTCGCCTTAAGGACATGCCGCCTCAAGTCGGATTCTCCAGAATGGGTCAGCCGCCCGTTAACCAATGCGCTATGCAAATCGTTCGTCGCTGCGGTTTGCCGGGCCGGGGACTGACGGAACTCCACCAGCGGCAACCCCTCGGCCTGCAACACCTGCGCACTGCGGGTCCACAAGTACGGGTCGAACGCAATCTCTCGGACGTGGTACCGCTTGCACGCATCCCGGATTACCTGTTCCACGTCGAGCACCGGCACCCGCCAGCCATCGTCACCGGCAGGTTTCTCCCACACGCCGAGCTTGTCGAAATGTGGCACCGCCGCAACCGTCCCAATGACCAGCGCCGTCGCATCGTCTTTGAGGCTGCCGTCCAGGGCGATAACCACATCGGCACCGTCTGGGATGGACCGGGCCGCGTCGAGCACATCCCACGTTTCAGCGTCCACGAGAGCGTTCTCAACCGGCCCGATAAATTGACACAAACGCGCGCGCCGGAAGTGCGCTTCGGTCATCTTCGGCGGCAACAAAGCCCGCAACGCATCCCGATGCAAATAATCATCGAGCGCCGGATTAGCTAGCTCCCAACAGTGTTCACACGACGACGCATGATCCTCAAACCCGGCAGCGCTGAACTCCCGGTACACCTGACTGCCATCCTCGGGATGGTCAATCGAGTAAGCCCGCAAGCGAGTAAGAACGTTGTCGTCGGTGGGTCCCGGTGTGCCGATACCGATAAGCGTCGAGCGCTCCCGCTTACCCTGCGCCAGGGCGATAACTTCCCACGTTTCCGGCGCTACCCGGCCAATCTCATCAACGATTGCCAACGAGTAGTCCAAACCCTCAAGACTGGCCGGTGACGCCGGTAAGCACGTAAACGAAGCACCCCGCGACGGCACCACAAGTCGATCCTTGAACACCTGCACACGGCTAGACAGCGCGTCATTCAGTTCGACCATGCGGGCCGCAACACCGAAAACGATGCCCGCCTGGCGCTCATCGACTGCCGCGACGATTACGGTTGCGCCCTCACCGCCGGTCATCAGCTCATACACGCCGAGAGCGGCAACTAGCGTCGATTTTCCCTGCCCTCGCGGCAGGCACCACCCCGCGACGCGGGGCTGAGGCTCAGCGTCGAGCACGGTCCCGACCAACTCGCCCTGCCAACGGCGCAACCGCAAGGGCACGTTCCGGCGGGACTCCCGAACCTGAATGAACTTCTCGCAAAACGCGGCGAACGCCGCCGAACCGTCCGACCGTGGCCGAAACGGCAACACACTGTCATCAACGGCCCCTTTAGGGCCAGCACGCATGAAATACTCCTTAGTTATGTCGAATGCGACCGCTTTTACACAAATTGCGCCGTGGATCGCGCTAGCCTTTGGATTCGGGTACTTTTTGCATAGCGCGAGAGCATCTGTGAGGAATAGACAACGCGACTTGCGTCAGAAATTGCGCAAGACTCTGCGGCAGAATTATTTGCATTGCCGATCAGATATCTCAACAATTGAGTCTCGAAACAATCCCAACACTTACCCCGTGGAATTGGCACCGGAAATAGGCGTGCCCAGGCCACCACGACTTCCCATTGAATACATCCAGTCGGCCGCGCGTCTAGAGAACATCCGGCTAGAAGGGCTGTCTTCGCCCAACGCGAGCCATCTCGAATATATCCAGGTTCACCTTCAAGTTGTCTATAGCCACTGGGCCATAGTTACTGACAAATCGGTTACGGCACCGGGCGAACCCGAGCTAATGATGTGGCTTCGGACCACGCAACGAGAATTAGAGCGCTACATTCAGGCGACCGCGAAGATTGACGACGGATCGTATTTGACTTATTTGCGATACAAGTACCGAAACCAGGAGATGAAGCTGAAGCCAGTCGAAAAGTAAAAAGTAATCGCCTCTGCGCTGGCTGATCAAGGAGAGGGACGCGAACCGATCGGGACTCCCCCCAGGGAGGCGCTTACGGGCGCCTGTAGGCGCGCCTCGGCGTGGTGGTGCAGCACTTGTCAGACGGTCGTCGTAGCGTTTGGGTCATGACAGTTCGATTGCGGCGGCGGGCGACTGGTGGCTACTGCCAGCGTGGCGCTCGGGTGTTTGATCGTCTTGAGTTTCAGGGTCGCGAGCCGACGAGTAGCACGCCGGTTACACGTTGGTGTTGTGCCGCGTGTGCGGCTGAGGCAGTGCGTTAGGGATGGCCGATAAGTTGCCTGCTGATCTTGAGCAGCTACTTGATCTCGTTGCCCAGACGGCGCACGGTTACGGCAACCGTCTGCAAGCTCACCAGGTCGCCAAGCTGAAGGGCGACATGATGAACAAGTCCGGACGTTGGTCCGTGGATCGTGCACCGGTTGCACTGGTTCGGGCGAAACTCACCGAACTCGGCATGGCGCCGCACGACATTGAAACGGTGATTGACCTGCTTAAGAAGCGGCAGGCTGGTCGTCGGCTGGTACCAGACCGATTCCACAAAGACTTCGCGTTCGCGTTCCCCATTCATTAGTCCAAGCCGATGAATGACAACACCAATCCTTGGATTGCTACCTCGCGGCGTTGCGACTTGTGCGGCAGCTATCTTGAGGAATTCACTTCCAACGTATTGGCGGTCACGAATTGCCGGTGCACGAGACTGGACTGCGAAAACCGTCGCAGTCGTCCTGCTCGGTATTACGACGATACCGAGGACTGACGGCTAGCGCGTTTGGCTATTGCGTCTAGCACGTGTTGACGTTCGGCGTCGGTACACCTGTCACCCCGCGCTGAGTTACAGGTTCGACACCAGACGCGCAGGTTCAGTTCCTCGTAAACAAGGTCAGGGCGCTCGGCTGGGGTGATGACGTGGTCAACGGTTAGATCGGTTGTCGCGAAGCACTTTTCACAGAACGGGCTAAGCCGTCTTAGTCTTGCGCTTAGCTTGCGCCATCGCCAGTCTGAGGCGGTGCGGCCCTTGCGTCCGCGTTGGTAATGGTTGTTTAGCGGGCGTTGGCAGTCGGCGCACCGTGAGCCGGATGGAACCAACCGTGAACAGCCCAGGCATGGCCGCGCTATCACGTCTGCTCCTCAAGTAGGTCAACGATCGCGTTACACACGGCGATAGCGTCGCGTCTGGTGAACGAGACGCTATTGACGCGCCCCGCATTCGAGGTGCGACCAAGATGGACATGGTCAGCGTCCAGTCTGAGTTTGTAGTTCCGGCCTCGCTGGGCGGGGATCGTGACTGTTGTGCTCATCGCGGGCAGCAGTCGCACGGTCGCGGCGGGCGCCAGCATTTGGCCGGCTCGCGGCGCGGTGGTGGTTCCGGCTTAGGCTCACGCCTTAGCTCGATGCGCCTGCGTAGCAGCGTGATTGCCATGATTCCCCCTTGAGATGGCGAATGCCCGGACCTCCGCACAGGATGGGGCGGGGTCCGGGCAACGCCGGTCTGTACGTTGTGTCGGTTAAGCAGAAGTGAGCTTTGACCAATCCCGTGCAGGACGGCCCGCGAAGTAGTCGGCATGCGCAATAAGCTGCGCGCCAAGTTCCATCAGATCGTCAGTCGACAGCACCGGAATGGTCACTGAGTCGACGCCGAGTAGTCGCTGCGGATGCCAATCGGGCGCGTCAAGGTCCTGTTCTGTCCCGTTGAATCGAAGGGCGAAACCGCACACGTCACCGCCCGGCTGATGTAGTACCTCAAACTCAAGGCTCGTCGGCATCAACGTCAGGTTTGCGTTGTGCATACCGATATTTCTCCTGTCGCAAATTGTTGTCAGCCAGCCTTGCTGGCGGGTGGTATGTAGTCGGGGTCCCACTTGGCGACTCGCCGTAGTGGCTTGTGCACCATGCGGTGACGCATTGGCGCGTCTATCCGTTCGCCCATGATTGGGTCAGGATGCATAGCCCCGCTGTGTGGCTGATAGGTGCCGCCGCGCGAGGGCCTGTTGAATTGCCTTAACGCCACGACTTCGGACACCAGGAGATTCCGGATAGTTGTGCGCCACTTCATGTTCGGCGGTAGGGCGGTTGCCCACGCCAGGTTTTCTGTCGCAAGATTGCTGGGGTCGCCGTCTAGGTGCTTCACCCATGCGCCGACCCAACCGTAAGGTGGGGACCCTAGTACCTCGTACGCGATGACTTCTGCTGCCCGCCATCGCCGGTCATACACGATGCCCCGGTTCGTCTCAGTAGGGTCGGCGTCGGGATCGGCCAGGTAGGCGCCCGATATTGGCCCGCCGTACGCGGTCGGCACCGGCCCCGCGTAGTCCTTGCCCAGATTGATCAGGTGACCGTACTTGCCGCTGAGTTGCACCGGATGGCGGGAACGATAGAAACGCCCGGCATCGTTAAATTGCAGCCCGGATGCGCCGGTTACGTCTCGGCGCTTACTGCGTTTCTTAGGTCCATTCACGTACCGGGGTGACACACTCGACTGGTCTACTAACCTTTCTTCTATCTTGAGCATATCGGCGCAGGCCTCAAATTGCGCATTAGCATATTCTGGGAGTTGGCGACCTGCGGTTTTACCCGCAGGGCCACCCATTCCAGCATCCAATTCAGGCCATCCGGTAGCGCTTGCGCGGTGTCGCCTTAACCGTTCGCTTAGCAGGCTCATCACCACTATCTTGGCCGATTAGAGCCACACCAACGGCGTGGGCCGCGTAGTCGGGCAACACGTACGCGTCGCCAACTAGCAGGCCATCATCGTTAGTCCAGCGCCGCTCCAAGTGGGCAAAGCCGGACTCATCAGTCCACACCAAATAAGTCTCGCTACCTGCAAGAATCTCCGTTGTGCTTACCGTCATGATCTTTCCCCCGATGTCTTAAGCTGCGAACTGGGACTCTAGCCAGGCCTCGATGTCGGCGCGCTTCCATACACGCCTACGGCCCAACTTCGCAGATGGCGGCAACTTGCCCAGCCGCTCCCAATACCTGACAGTTTCGATGCTCCGACCGCAATAAGTTGCGATCCCGGCAGCGTCGATAAACACGCTGTTTTCTGACATGATTGCCTTTCGGCATTGCGGCATAGTTAATCCTGCCGCTTAGGATTGCCAGGCAGCGTGCGAATTGCTTACTGGACCCCGGAAATATTGCGTCCACCCCTGACTATTGCAAGGTTAACACCGGTGGTTGTCAGCGACTAGCGATGTGGAGGCGCGGTCTTTAGACGCGGCGCTACTCAGGCGCGAAGCACCGAGTCAATCGCATCCCGTGTGCGGTCGTCCGAATCCGGCCACAAGTGCGAATAGGTGTCCAACGTCTCCGAAGCCGACGCGTGGCCCAGGCGGGCTTGCACCGTCTTGACGGACTCCCCGTATCGGATAAGCAGGCTGGCGTAGTAGTGCCTCAGGGTGTGGATGCCAGAGCGGGGCGGTAGCTTCGCTGCCTGCGCCGCTGCGAGCCAGTGGTAGCCAAAGGTCGAACGTGGAATGGGCTTGCCGTCCCATGTGAACACCAGGCCATCAGGTCCGGGCGGAAACTGTTTCAGATGTTCCTTTAACGCCGCGACCACTACGCCGGGCAGCGGAATCGTCCGGTAGCTCGCCCGCGTTTTCAGCGGTCCCAATTTGGGGGGATTCCCCCGGATGAGTTGCTGGTCAACCTTGACTGTGCCGGTGCGGTCGCCGGGCTTCTCAGGCAGATAGAGCCGGTCTACAACCAGGCCGAAGCACTCACCTTGCCGCATCCCGGTACCGGCTGCGAACGTCGCCAACGCTTGCCACTCAACCGGTAACTTGCTCCGCACTATCTCGACTTGTTCAGTCGTCGGCGGAACAATCTGCCTGTGTTCCGCCTTTGGAAGCTTGGTGCCGTCACACGGATTCGACGCTATGCACTTGTCGCGCACCGCATCCCGAAAGATGCCGAATACCATGCCGTGTAACACGCCCACACTCGACGGTGCCAGGTCAATCCGGGCAACCCACGCCTGTACTTCGCTCGGGAGGATGGACGATATTGGGCGGTCGCCGAGCACGGGATAGGCATGGAGCCGTAAGCGGCTCTCCGTGTGGTCAGCCGAACTGTCTCGATGGACCTGCCGCTTACGCCATTCCTCCGCGTAGTCGCGGAACGTGACCTGCCCCTTCGCGGGGTCAATGTAAGTGCCGGTATGCAAGTCGGAACCAAGTTGCCTGACATGTTTGTCTGCGTCGGCCCGCTTGTCGTACGACGTTGTGAGTTCCTTGCCGTCCGGGCCAACCCACCGGACACGCCACCGTCGACCCCTGCCGTGCAACTTGGTGCACACCTGCGTACCGGTCTGCTTGAAGTGTGTGCGGTCGGTACACCACATAGGTCCGTCTGCGTTGTCAGCCGGGTAGAACACCTGCTCACCTTTACGGGGCGCCCGGTGCCACTGATCCTCTACGCCAGCCCGTTCGGAGCGCTTGATACGTGGAGCGTTCAT